TGCCGGTCGAGGCATGCGCCACGCCGGAGGTCGCGTACCAGCTGATCGCCGAGCCCTGGGCACCGGTCGCGCCGGTTGCACACGGCATCTCCACGATGCCCTCGACCGCCACGACGCCGGTCTTGCCAGCGGCGATCGGCCGGGGGGCCACGCCCACGATCGAGCCCATGACCACCACGTCACCGGCCGCCACGTCCGAGGCGGGCGTGTGGTCGAGGTAGTCACCCTGAGAAACAGTCGAAGCCATGTCACAAACCTTTCGAGCAGGAGTTGGTTGGGAGGAATCCGGCGGGCGGGCACGACTCCCGCCCGCCGGTCACGATGTCATCAGGCTCACGCCGCCGAGTCGCACTTCACGCCGGCGAGGTACTCCGCCTTCGCACAGCCGAAGTCGAAGTAGCCACGCATCTGCACGCCGAGCGTGTTGAAGTCGGCCTCGGCCGTCTCCACCACCGGGCTCTGCTGCCCGTTGAGGAACGCCACCTCCATGACCGGCAGGTCCGCCGGGGAGGCGAGCAGGTAGTAGTCGGTCGTGTTGGTGAGGTACACCGACGACACGACGTCGTACCGCCCGGCCAGCACGTTCCGCTCCGGCACGCCGCCGGCCACGGCGGTCGCGCTGTGGAGCAGCGTGCTGCCCATGATCTCGGCCGCCGCCAGCTCGAGGTCCGGCGGCACGAGCAGGATCCGGGGCTCGACCGCGACGGGGTTGCCGTCGGGATCCTTGAGCTTCCGGTAGCTCGTGGCCAGGGCCTTGAGGTTGGCCACGCTCAGGGCGTGCGAGCCGGCCCGCAGGTTGCCGCGGCCGCTCGTGAAGAACGAGCCGTCGTCCACGAACTCGGCCCAGAACACGTCGTTGAGCTTCAGGGCACCGCCGCGGCCGATCCGCTGCGGCACCGCCGTGAGCGCCCCGAGGTCGTCGTTGATCAGGTCCGTCCGGGTGACCGAGGTCATGATCCCGTAGGTCGACGCGCTGATCTCACGCTTCTCGTCGCTCGCCGCGGCGTTCTTGAGCTCGCCACCGTTGCTCACGGCGTCGAACTTGAACGACCCGTTGAGCCGGTAGCTCGTGACGGTCTTGAAGTCGTTCACCGACCTCACGGCCGAGATCCGCCGCCAGGCCGACTCGACCGAGTCGAAGCCCGCGAGGAGGAACTTGTTGACCGTGCTCGACAGGATGTCGGCGATCGAGTGGGTCGCCCACGCCGCGGCCAGGATCGGCCGGAGGGTGGAAGACGTCACACGCCGGGGCCCGTCGTAGCCGTTGGCGGCCGCCGCCTGGAGCAGCACCTCGCCGATCGAGATCTCCCGGCGGGCCTTGTGGGCCGCCTCGAGCACCTCGGGCCGGTACTTCTTCTCGACGCCGGGCAGGCCACCCTGCAGCGCGAACGACGCCTCGATCACCTCGGACGACGGGGCCGAATCCTTGACGACGTGGACCGCCGGGGCGGCGGGACGCTCGTCACGGGCGGCGATCAGCTTTTCCATGTTCTCGACTTTCTTCGTGAAGGCGTCGATCTTCGCCGACAGCTCGTCGCTGGCGGTGATCTCCACCGTGCTCTTGATCTCCACGGCGTCCTTCGCCGTGGCTTCCACGACCGGGGCCTGAGCCTCGTCCGCGGGCGTCTTGGTGGCGTCAGCCGCCATGGTGGGTAGCTCCTCCGCTGCTTCCGCAGCGATGGCGACGCTTGTCTCTGCATCAGCGCCGAGGGTCACGAAAGAAACCTCCCGCAGAGCGGAGGCTTTGACGATGCGGACCGGACCCACATGGGTCTGCCCGTTGACGGTGGTGACGGCGTCGGCGTCAACCTTCTGGTGGCGACGCACGTCGGCCCCGACGCTCGCCTGCCAGGCATAGCCACGTTCGGCCAGCTGCAGCACCTGGCGGGCGACGTCAGAGTCGGCCAGGATCTCGCCCTCGACGATCAGCTTCCCGGCTTCGACGCGGACCGAATCGGTCTGCCCCAGGATGCTGCCGAGGGTGTAGTCGTGGCCGAGCACGATGGGCAGACGCTGCTTGAACTGCATCCCGGCCAGGTCGATCACGACCGGCTCCCGGGACCAGCCCTGGCGAATCTGGGAACCTGTGTACGCCTCGATCGTGAACCGGCGCGGCGACGCCGCAGCCTCGCCCTCGGCGGCCTGGAGAAACGTCACGGACGTGTCGAGCTTGATCGTGTTCACAGGAACTCCACCAGTTCGTGGTCGTCGTCGTCCCAGTCGAAGTCGCTCATGCGGATGGCTCCGTATTGGGGTCGCCGTCGCCGCCGTAGTTCACTTCCGGCGTCATATCGACGAACAAGCCGAGGTCACGCATCAGCGCGACTTCGGTGGCCCGCTGTCGCAGCTCGACGTCCCACTGCTTGCCGGCCTTGGCGTATTCGGCCGCCAGCGTCGTCGTGTGGGTGCGAAGCCGCGTCTCGGCGGCCGCCGCTTCCTTGGCCGGATCGACGTGCTCTTTGCCGTCCCAGACCCAGGCCCAATTCCACTCACTGAACGGCGGCAGGGCCTCGGGCAGCACGCCGGCGAGCGACGCTTCGTTCACCCAGGCCGACAGCACCCGGTCGAGCATCACCCGCTCGAGCTGGTCCCGCTCGACCCGCTGCGTCATCGCATAGACCTGGTGATCCATGCGGCCCGAAGCGTAGTTGTAGGACGAGGAATCCAGGGCGGCGACGTTGTAGGGCAGTTGCAGGCAGCGGGCGATCTCGTTGACGATCTCGCGCTTGAACATCGCGTAGGTGCTGGTCGGCTGCTCGGCCTTGAGCTGCGACACGTTCCAGCCCTCGGGCAGCGTCACGAGCGACCGCTTCTCGATCTCCATCTCGGCGAACGCCTCGACCTCGTCCACCTCGGCCGCCGGGCTGTTGCTGTGGATAAACGCTGCGAAGTCCGCCGCCGTCTCGGCTGCCGCAATCACGGCCTCCGTGTACCGCCGCAGTTGGCCAAACAGACGCAGAGCCGGTGCCACCTCGCTGACGCCGCGGTGTTGCCCGGCCCGGGAGGCCGAGAACCAATGCACGACCGCCGCCGCCGGCACCCGCTGAAACTCCAGGTTGTTCACCTTGAAGTTGCTGCCCGGGTGGTAGTTCAGCACCTGGTACGCCACGACGTTGCCGATGGCGTCGAACTCCAGGCCATCGACGGTGTTGCCCTCGGGCGTCACCGTCTGCCGCATGAGTTCCGTCGGCGTGGCGACCATCTCGGCTTCGACGAGCCGCAGATCGAGCTGCACGCCCGAAAGCCTCGGGTTGTTGATCATCAGGGCGAACGACTCGCCATCGACCGTCTTGGCTTCGGCCATGGTCCGCAGCTTGCCCGGCAGATTGACGGCCCAGCCCCAGTCGAAGAACAACCGCTCCACGAGCCGGGAGTCTTCCGGGTCGCCGATGTCGAGCTGCAGCCGAGGGCCCGTGCCGATCAGGTCACGAGCGATCGTTTGCACCATGCCTGCCAGGTACGAGTTGTTCGCCCGTTCGTAGCGGGCCCGGTTGCGGATCGTCCGCCGCACGGTCGGCGACAGGGCCGCATCGGCCGCAAACGCATCAGCGTTTGCCCAGTGCCGCCGGTCCTCGTTGCTCTCGGCCGCGTCGTACTTGGCACGCACACGAACCGGCACCGGCGACGGGCCGGGCTTCGGCTTGCCCAGGAGGCGGGTGAAGATTCCCACTAGAGCGACCCCGGCGGCACGAGCTTGTTGAACCGCAGGCCACGCCGCGTGTTGCCCGACGAAGTCACCGCAGCCTTGCCGGCCAGGTACTTGTCGGCGGCGATCATCGACTCGAGGTCTTGCGCCTCGACCTCACCGGCATCGGTGCGGACGCGCTTCGGACCCTGGGCCGTGCTGGCGATCTTGTCGCTGAGTTCGTCGCTCATGCTGGCGACGGTACGCCACGAGCACGGTCAAACCGCAGGGGGTGTGGCCCGCTATTTCGCCGCCATGGCCAGGCCCACGTTCGCCAACGCATAGCCGAACCAGGCAATCGCCATGCCCGGCGACCCTTGACGGAACTGGTCAAGGGCGACGACGAGGTACACGACACCCACGATGAGGATCAGCGGTGCGCTCATGTGCCCAGCCTCTTGACCACGATTCTCTTGCGGCCCGTCCCGCCGGCCGTCGGCATCTCGACCTTCCGACGTCGCCGGCCACCGGCCTCGGCCGCCGTCGGCTGCAGGCCCGTGATGCTCGCTGCCACCGCCGAGCCCACCAGGCAGTCCCACCAGTGATTTTCCCGGCTGCCGGCCTTCCACTCGTCCACCACCCGGCCACGGGCCTCGGTCCGCACCGGGTACTCGCTGGTCAGGTGCTCGAGCAGCAAATCGTGGTCACCCTTGTGCAGCGTGATCGCCTCCGGGTCGCCGATCGCCATGCGGAGCCGCGCCGCCGTGAACGTCTTCCACCAGTTCGTGTCGTAGAGCACCGACCGCTGCTTGGCGTCGCCGATGTTGCCGATTCGCCAGTTGAGCCCCATCTTGTCGCCACGGTGACGGCCGGCGTCGGTGATCGGCTGCGAGCTCGCACCCACGCCCTTGCCGTGCGACGGGTAGATCTGCCCGGCGAACGGTGACTGCCGGGCGAACGTCCGCACGACCGGCGTGCTGTTGCCCCAGTTGGCGTCCACCATCATCTGCGACACCCGCAAGGCCACGCCGTCCTCTCGCTTCCAATCGGAGCCGAGGATGAGCCGGGCCACCTCGTCGAGTCCGGCCCGCCACGCCCCGTCGTCGGTCGCACCTTTGGCCGCCGACTGCAGCGTCCGTTTGGCGTGGGCCGCCTCAAAGAAACTCGACGCCTGATCCGGGTAGGTGCCATAAGCCACGACGTGCCCGCCGTACGAATCCGACCACGACGACACAAGCCAGTAGAGGAGCTTCTGCTGCACGTCCACAAACGCCGTCAGCGTGTTGTGCCCGGCCGGCACAACGCCTCGAGCGGTGTTCGTCGCCCGCAACGCCAGGGCCCGTTTGTCGAGCTTGTCGCTGGCGATGTCGTCCGCCATCGGTTGGTTCTGGTACTCGGCAAAGAACGCCGATTCGCCCCGGTCGATGCGCAGATTCCACGCATGCTGGATGGCGCTAACCTCATCCGGGTTCTTGCGTTCGGGCCACGCCACCCGCCCGCCGGCGTCCATCTCGGCCTGGTGCTGTCGGTAGAACTCGTCGGCCTCGGTGGTGCCACGGCCGTCACGCTGCCCCTGCCGCCGCAGCTCGGCGTACTGGCCCCAGAGTTCCTCGGCCGTCGGCCAGTCGTAGACCAGCTTCGTCCGCTCGCCCTGCCACGACGGATGCTTCGCACGGTCCAGCAGCCGGTCCGCCAGGTCGTCGGGCCGAATGACGGTGATGGTGCAGAGCCCGGCGATCTTCGCGCCCGGGCCGGCGAGGCCAAGGATTGCACCGCTGAGGATCTTTTCCCGTGTCGCCACCTGCGATGGGCTGGCGGCCGACTCGTCTGTCTGCGGGTCGTCGATGAGCACGAGCGACGGTCGCACGGTCGAGCCGTCGGGCCTCGTGTGACGAAGACCACGGATCCGGCCAGTGATGCCGGCCACCCGCACGGCAGCCCCGGATGACTTGGCCTTGCCAATCCACGGCAGCGTGATCTGGTCGGCGGTCCACTCAATGTGCGTGGGCTCGCCCTCGCACGTCTGCCCCTGGGCCCGGCGGGTGATGCCTTCCATGGCCCGGATAGGGAAGCACGCCGCCGGAAAGTCCTCGAGGAGTAGGTCATTTTGCTCCAGGTTCGTCTTGATGCTGTCGAGCATCTGGCAGGCGATCGCCTGGTCGGAGCCGATGAGCATGACGAACTGCCGATGGCCGTAGAGCAGCGACCAAATGCAGGCCCACTCGGCGAGCGTTGTTTTGCCCGAGCCGCGCGGCATGGCAAAGGCGAACAGCTCGCCCCGCAGCACGGCGGCCTCGATCATCTCGATCGCCCGCAGGTGATCCGGCGACCACGCCAGTGGGAACGCTTCTCGCCCGTACGTTTCGCAGAACGCCCGGAAGGATTCCCGGCAGGACGCTAGCCGCTTGGGATTCTTGGGCGGCGGGATCGAGCCGATGTCACGGCCAGCGGCAGACAGGCGACGCGACCAACTGCCGCCCTGTGCCTTCTGCTTGTCGTAGGCAGCCTTGGCTTTGTCGAGGCGTTTTTTCTGGTCAGAGCGAACAGCCACCGGCGGACCCTTCAAAACACGTCATTTTGCGTAGGCTCGCAGCAGAGGCTCGGGCTCAAAACCGCCGGGAGGACCCGCCTAAAAACGCTTGGAGGCCTATTTTTGTAGGCTTTTCTGCATGTCGCAGCACGAAAGCACTTGTTTTCTAGGCATTTTTGTGCATCACGACACGCGCACGATCGTCGCGCCTTCGCTTGCATAACTCTTCTCAATCACAAGTCGCGCAACGCATGTGTCGTCGCCTATCACGTCCTGCAACGCATCGAGCACAGCCTTGCCAATGTTGTCGACGTCTGGCCTTGGCAATCGTGGTGCATCGGCTCGCACGCCACTCTTTTGCAGGTGTGACTTCGGTCGTGCGAACACAGCGTCGATGACGACGTTGAGCGGCTCGCCTGTCTCGCATAGCCCAGCCGCTCGAGCAGCTGCAGCGATGGCCGATCGGTACGCATGCACTGCATGGCTCTTTGGCACATACGCCCGAGCGAAGCCGCCTTGCGTCGTCACCCGTGGCCGTGGCTGCGGCACCGGATCGCCCTGGACGGTAAACGTGATCGCCATGCCCGCAGGATGCGGGGCGTGTCAAGCCGAGCGGCGCAGTGCCACGCCGCCCGGCTCAACACAGCACGATCACTCGTACCGGATGCACGCAAACCACTGACGCCGGACGGGCGACCAGGCGACGCCCTTCTCGACGATGCGATAGCGGCCGTAGTAGCAGCACGCACGCTCGGCGGCCTCGGGCGTCGGGCCGCACCCGATGCCCTCCCGTCGGCCACCGTTGCGGCCACAGTGACGCAGGATGCCCGTGCGGGCCATCTCCTCGGCATCGTCCTGGGCCGAGCCGAACACGACCTTTCGGGCGTAGATCGTCGTGTCGGCCGTGGCCGTGACAGCGACGAGCGACAACACGAGAGCGAGAACAAACTGCATGGCGAATCCTCCGTGACTCGGCCGCGTCGTGCGGCCGCATGCAAGACACGGTAGGGGGGGCGTCAAGTTGTGAGCTGCGCCAGAAGGCCGCCCAAGGCGATTATCTTGCACGGGCTCGCGTCTCGCGGCCGTGCGGCAAGGATCTGGCGGCGCGGCGGCGTGTTATCGAGAACCGCATAATCACTGGTTATGCCGTCCAGAACTTGTCGCTGTCGTCCTCGTAGTCTCCCGGCTCTGGCTCGTCTGCCAGCGGAACCATCGCCCGAAACTCCTCGTCATGCTCCGAGAAAACGGTGCAGTTGTGGCCCTTGTGCTGCCACAGAAAACTGGTGAGCAACGCGCAGCGGAATGACCAGCCCTCCTTCTGCAACTCGCCGCCAAGAGCGAGAGCGTCCGATCTGCCATGAGCCGGAATCGTCAGCGCGTAGAACTTGTCCAGCCCGCGAACCTTCTTGCAGTCTCGGCAGGCGACGTAGTATTCGGTTCCCATCGTTGTCTCCTAAGTCGCCCCAGCATAACCACGCGATGCAGCGGACTGCGCCGCTGATCGCTGGCGTTCTCAGCCATTTTCCCGACGCCGGGAATATGGTCACCTCGTCCGCTCCAGCAGCCCCAGTAGCGTCTGCCGAATATGCTGCGCTCTACCTCCAGGGTCTTGGTGGTAGAGGTAGTCGCCTGCGGCCAACCCCACAGCCTCCCGCTCC